TCAAGACAAAGAAAAACATCTGCTGGTGGAAGAACTGATTTATCTATTTTACAAAATGCTGGATTTGAAGTTAAGGTTAAGCATAGACACCCAGCAGTAAGAGATCGTATCAATGCTGTGAACTCAAAATTAAAAGACTCTAATGGCAAAAGATATATTTTTGTTTCCAATTCGTGTAAAATTGTTATAAAAGGACTTACTAGGCAAACTTATAAGGAAGATACTAATATTCCGAATAAGGAAGACGGATTTGACCATATGAATGATGCTTTGGGTTATATGATTGATTACATAAAACCATTAGTCACTCAAATGCCAAGTTCTAACCCTATAAGATGGACAATGAAATAATATGGCATATTCACGAGACGAAATTTTAGACACTCATAAAGATTACGAACAAAACTATGCTCATTGGGAGTTCTATATCCGTTCTTTTAATGGTGGACATGATTACCAAGTAGGTCAATATTTAAACAGATATAATTTAGAACTAGATAACGAATTTCATCAAAGACTTAACAACACTCCATTAGATAACCATTGTAAAAACATTGTAGAGATTTATTCATCATACTTATTCAGAGTAAAAGCTAGTAGAGATTTTGGCGAACTAGAAAATGAACCTACTTTAGAAAGATTTTTAAGAGATGCTGACTTAGACGGAAACAATTTTAATACTGTAATGAAACAGGCTCAAAACTATTCATCAATTTATGGTCATGTATTTTTAATTTTAGATAAGCCACCAATTCAAACTAGAACTAGAGCAGAAGAATTAGAACAAGATATAAGACCATACTTATCAATCGTAACCCCTGAAAATGTATTTGATTGGAATTACACAAGACAAACTAACGGAAAATATGCTTTGGACTATTTAAAAATTAGAGAAGAAGTAGATAAAATGGGTGGAACTTATTTTAAAATTTGGACACCTGAAAAGATAGAGATAGTATATGTTGAAAGATTTGGAGACAATCCAAGAATCATAGATACTGCCGAAAACCCGTTAGGCAAAATACCAGCAGTTATTTTATACAATTCTAAATCTCACAAAAGAGGAATTGGTCTATCGGACTTAACAGATATTGCTGATCTACAAAAAGCTATTTACAATGAATACTCTGAAATGGAACAACTAATCAGATTATCTAACCACCCATCATTAGTTAAAACTCCAAGTGTAAATGCAAGTGCTGGTGCTGGTGCTATTATTGAAATGCCAGAAGAAATTGAGCCAAACTTAAAACCATATTTATTACAACCATCTGGTCAGAACTTACAATCTATTATGGATTCAATTAATAACAAAGTTCAAGCTATAAACAGAATAGCACACACAGATGCAATAAGAACTACACAGAAACAAATCTCATCTGGTATTGCACTACAAACTGAATTTGAATTACTTAATGCTAGACTAAGTGAGAAAGCTGACAACTTAGAATTAGCTGAAGAACAATTATTTAAACTATATGCAGAGTTCCAAGATACTGTATTTGATGGTGTTATTAATTATCCTGATAGTTTCAACATTAGAGATTACGCATCTGATTTACAATTCTATCAAATGGCTAAAGCTATGAATATCCAATCTCCAACATTCAATAAAGAAGTTGATAAAGAAATTATTAAATCAGTTATCGAATCTGATGAAAAGATTGCACAAGCAAATGAAGAAATAGACCAACAAGCAGAACTAGGTCAATTCACACAAGAGGAAGTTCAAGCATCTCAAATAGAAGAAGAAGTAGAGGAAGAACAGATATAAAAAAGGCGACCATATAGATCGCCTCTTTCATTAGTTGGTTAATTAATATTTAGAAATTTTTTTTAATGTAATCTTTAATGTTTGGAAAATCTTTTAATTTTTTATAACATTCACTACCAATATCCCAAGTACCCATAAAACCACCATCAGTATTTTCTTTTGACTCAGCATAATCCCATTCGTCTTTGTGAATAAATTGATGATAATTTCCTAAACCAGCAACTATAGAATAATTTTTAGATGTAGCTTTAATGCCTTTACCACAAATAACACATTCAGATACAGCATTAAGAATTTGATTTTCTATATTTGTATCGTAGTGAATACTCATTTCATCTTCAATTTGAAGAAGTGGTTTTTGATAATTTGTGTCTTGTATTAGTTTCATGCTCTCTCCTTTTTTTTATATATAAATCTTAGTAAAAATTGATATAAAGGTCAAATAAATTAAAACCTAGCAATTACTATGTTTTTGGTAGAACAAAATTAGAACAAATGGCTGATAAGATAGAAGAATTAACTTTATACCGAATCAAAGGCATAGAACAAGCCGAGATAGAATACTATAAAAATCTTACCCAAACACTTGATAGAATAGAACGAGAAATCGTTAATATTGCAGATACAGATTTACCAAGAACTACTGATGGTAAATTAATTCAATTACAATCAGCTATTGCAATAAGACCAAAGATTAAATCTATATTAGATCAAAACTATTTACCCTTTGCAGATCAAGTGGTTAGAGAGGGATTTAATAAACAAGCTAAACGAATTGAACGAGCATTTAAAAGAATTGGTAATATTCCTGTAGAGTTCCAAGAACTAACTAAAGGCGATTTAGCATTAGTACAGAATTTAAAACAACAATATTTTACTCAATTCAAAGATGTATCAAATAGATTTACAAGAGAACTATCTGAAAAGGTCTATCAAAATACCTTAGTTGGGAATACATTTGCTGATCTTGAAAAAGAACTAAGACAATCAATCAATGGTATTTATGCAAGTTCAGATGATAGAGAAGCACAAAAACTAATTGATTTTGTAAATGATAATAAGTTCAAAGCATCTAAAAAAGACCAAGTAAATAAAGCTATCCAAACATTACAATCTAAGTTTGCAACAGATCGTGCTGGAGAGAATATGAAAAGATATGCTGGTCAGATATTAAACGACTCATTAAGAGACTTTGACGCAACATTAAACTTTAACAAAGCAAATGATGCTGGTTTAACTTATGTAAAATATTATGGAGATGTAATACCTACAACAAGAGAGATTTGCAGAAACATGATAAATGGAGTATATAACAAAAGGGAAAGTGGACTTTTCACAATTGATGAAGTCAAACAAATCTGGGCTAGTAGAAGTTGGTCAGGTAAAAAATCTGGCGACCCTTTAATAGTTCGAGGTGGATATAATTGTCGGCATCAATGGTCTTATGTCAATCCTGATTGGTATGACAACAAAGGCGAACTAATAATATAACTATAGGAGAAAACAATGTCCGAAGAACAAGTAAAACAAACCGAGAATACTGAAACTGTAGAAAATACAGAATCAGAACAAAAAACTGATAATAAAACTTTCACACAAGATCAGCTAAACAACATTATTGAGTCAAGAATAATGGCTGAACGAAGAAAGTATGAAAAGAAAATTCAGGAAGAAGAACAGCAAAAATCTGAATTACTTAAACAAAAGCAATTAGAAGAAGCTAAATCTAAACAAGAACTTGAAAAGATTATGCAAGAAAGATTAGCAGAAAAAGATAAGGAATTAGAAAGATTTAGAACTGAAATCAAAAAAGAAAAAGTTGATAATTCTATTCTTTCTGTTGCTAGTCAAAACAAAGCAATCAATCCTGAACAAGTTGTATCTTTACTAAAATCAGAAATAAATTTAGCTGATGATGGTAGAACAGAAATAGTTGATAATAACGGCAACATAAGATATAACGCAAAAGGACAACCTTTAACGATTGAAGAAAGAGTTAAAGAGTTTTTAGATAGTAACCCACATTTCCGTCAAGGGTCTCTGTCTGGTACAGGAAGCCAGAGTGCTATCGGTGGTAATAGCCAAAAACCCAGAACAATAGGCGACTTGGATTTAAATAATCCCTCTGATAGAAAAGTTTATGCAGAAATGCGTAAAGCTAAAGGTGGGTTTAAACTAAATCCTAAATTAACAATTAACAATTAAACAAATAGGATAATAAAATGGCAAACGAAACAACTAGTTCAACAGTCTCAGAACTATATACAGAAATTATTCAAGAAGCGATTTTCACTTTTCAAGAAACTTCTGTAATGAGACCACTTGTTACTACTTACAATATAACTGGACAAGGTAAGCAAATCTCTGTTCCTGTATATCCAGTAGTAGCGGCTGATGCAGTAGCTGAAGCAACTGACTTATCAAACACAGCAATCAACCCAACAGAAGCTACAATTACAGCATCTGAAGTTGGTGTAATGACAACTCTAACTGACTTAGGTAGAGACTCTGCATCAAGAGATGTTGCGGCTGACATTGGTAAATTGTTTGGAGAAGCATTAGCTAAAAAAGTAGACTCAGATTTAGCGGCTTTATTCGCTTCATTCGCAACTGGTAATGACTTAGGTGCGGCTGGAACTGAATTAACTGCTGATTTACTTTTAAAAGCTGAATCAACTTTAAGAGCATTGAATGTACCTAGACCTTACTATGGTGTGTTCTCTCCAAAAGCTATGTTCAACTTGAAAAAATCTTTAACAAATGCTGGTTATTCAACTGGTGCAAATGCTATGAGTGATGTTGCAAATGAAACATTAAGAAATGGCTATGCTGGTACAGTATTTGGAATCGATTTATTTGAGAACGCAAACATAGCGGCTGACCAATATGATGATGCTGTTGGTGGTGTATTCCACCCTCAATCATTAGGTCTTGCTATGAAAGCTGACTTCTCAATCGAGACACAAAGAGATGCTTCTTTAAGAGCAACTGAAATCGTTGGTACTATGACTTACGGAACTGGAATCATCAAAGATGATTATGGTTGCCAAGTTACAACTGACGCAGCTCTTTAATAATTAGAGTTACTAGGTGGGGGAGAAATCCCCCATCTATCAATTAGGAGATTTTATTATGACAAACTTTACTGGTGCAGATGTAATCACAACAACTGATGTAACGAATTATCAACCTGACGCATTTGACTTTGGTATTGCATCAGGAGACGCACAAACAACTTTCTTTTTAGCACAAACAACAAACGATATTTTAAGAGATTTAAGAATTAGATGGTGGCAAACCTATAAGCAAAATGTATTTACAGATATAACAATATTAAACACAGTAGAATTAGAAAACGACAAAGTTAATTTAGATCAATTTAAAAGGGCTGGTGTATATTTATTCTTAGGTAAATTCCTATGTCCAGCATTAGCAAAATTTAGACCAGAGACAGAAAAAGATAGATTTGAAAGAATGGCAGAACATTATAATAGCCAATACAATGTTGAGTTTCAAAAGATATTAGAAGATGGTGTAGAATATGACTCTGATGATAACCAATCTATTTCTGTTGCTGAACGAGAAAACTTACACGGCTATAATAGATTGCAGAGATAATGGCTTTAGAATTAAAAATCAAAACTAATGCTGATTTTATTCAAAAGAGATACAAAAGAATACAAAGAAAATTTACAAGCATAATTCAAAAAGGTATTCTTCAAGCTGGATTTCAATTATTAGATATAATCAGAACTAAAACACAAAAAGGTATTGATTTTAAAGGAAGACCATTTTTACCATATTCAGAGGGTTATCTTAAAAAACTACAAAGAGAGGGTAAAGCAACTAAAGTAGATTTATTTTATACTGGTAGAATGTTAGGTGCATTAACACCATCTGGTAGAACAATTAGAAAAACAGGCACTAATAAAATAAGTATAAATTTTAGTAATTCACAAATGTTACAAAGAGCAGTATTTAATCAAGTATTAGGAAAAAATAAAAGAGAATTTTTTGGTTTTAATGATAAAACTGCTAATATAGTAAGAAAACAATTTAACAGATTTGTTGCAAAAGAATTTAGGAAAGCAAGAATATGAGTGTAAGAGAAAATATAGCATCTGAATTATTATCTACTATTTCAGCTATTAGTAGCCCAGCAATTAAAAAGGCAACAAGACAACCTTTTATTTTAGATGAATTATCTGAACAACAATATCCAGCAGTTATTATTCAAACATCTGAAGAAAATAGAGATGATGCTGAATTAGGTTCTGGTGCTAGAACTAGAACAGGTACTATTGATTTTGTTATATTAGGCTTTGTAAAAGGTGCAGAAAGCAATATAGACACTAAAAGAAATGAATTAATTACAGCTATTGAAACTGCAATAGAAAATGATATTACTCGTAATGGTAACGCACTTGATTCGGAAGTAATACAAGTAGAAACTGACGAGGGTAGTTTATTTCCTGTTGGTGGTATTAGAATGACGATTAGGTGTATGTACGAATATCAAGCTGGAACACCATAAGGATTAAACCATGAATGAAAAACTATTAAATAAAATACTTAAAAAAGTAGATCAGATAGAAAAAATGCACGATAAAGAATCTATATTGTGTGAAGAAGTAAAAGACTTAATCGAAGAAATTAAAGAAAACTCATTAGAAGATAATCAAACTTGGGAAGAAGAAGACTTAGATGATGAGGAGTTTGAAGAAGATGAGGAAGATGAAGACTTTATTGACGAAGAAGAAGATAAATAGTAAAAGACAATATGGCTAAAGATATTAAACTATATAAAAATAATTCAGAGATAATTATTAACGAAACAAATCTTGAACATTATCTTAGACTAGGATATAAGCAACAACAAGAAATCAAACCAAAAATTAAAAAGGAAAAAAAGACATGGCAACACATCACGGAAAAGAAGGAGTTGTAACAGTTGGTGGAACTGAAATGGGAGAAGTTACTTCTTTCACTTTAGAAACTACTGGAGATGTTGTAGAAGATACTGCTTTAACTGATTCAACTAAATCATTTTTAGCTGGTAGAACTTCATTCTCGGGAACAATCGAAATGCACTTTGACGAAACTGATGCACAGCAAGAAACTTTGTTAGCTGGTGCTTCTATCTCTTTTGTTTTATTACCAGAGGGTAATGCTTCAGGAGATGCAAGTTACACAGGAACAGGTATTATTACTGGTATGAGTATCAACAATGCTATGGATGCTATTGTTTCAAGAACAGTAACATTTCAAGGAACTGGTGCTTTAACTGTAGGAACTGTATAATCTAATTTATGTCAGTTATTGATAGAGTTAAATCTCATTTTGAAAC